CTACCAATCAAGTGTTAACTACATTGTGAAGATGGCATTCATAATTATCCTGATGGTTATTGCAGTATCTTATGCTATACCTGTAGACCATTGCTTTACTGGTGGTTCTGTCTTGTTCACCAAAAGTGGTGTGACTGGTGTTCAAAATGCATGCATCAAAGATGACATTGCCACATACAAAATCACAGTGACTTACCCTGGCACAAATGCCACCATGCATCATGTTGTTAATTCAGCCCACATCAAACCATTTGTGAAGGGCTGGGAGCAGTGTAAGCCATTGCCAGCAAAGAATGGAAACCTCAACATAATAACTATAAATAAAGATTTCCACATCTCAAGCAAGAAATATGCATGTACAGAAGACTGCCAAATAACACTTGATAAAGAACATGCTATAATTAAACTGTCATCAAATGCACTTAATTTCTATAGTGTTTATGGTACTATGCAAAAAACAGGGTGGTTTAAAGGGTATGCATCTATAGAACTTATTAATACTTGTGAAAACTTAGAAATATCTTGTGGTCCTAATTTCTATAAAGTACATAGCTGTTTTAAAGATCATATGAGTTGTATAAGATATTTGCATGGTTCTATTATAAATTATAATGTGGCTACATCAATCTGTGTAAACATAGAAATAATCATATTGTTAATAATGATCCTGATCATTTTCTGTATTTTAGCTTTATTAGCAAAAACCTATCTTTGCTATATAATGATACCCATTTTCTATCCTATTTCACTAATTTATGCAAGTCTATATAATAAGTTTTTAAAAGCTTGCAAAATCTGTGGATTATCAGTGCATCCACTAACAAGTTGTGGAAAACTGTGTGTCTGTGGTTGTCTGTTTGAGAGCACAACAAGACTAGCAATACATAGAAAATCAGGTATATGTCCAGGGTACAAGACATTAAGACATTCCAGAATGCTTTGCAAATCAAAGGGTTGTAATTTACTTTTTTCAATTATATTAGCTGTATTATTTTTATCCTTTGTTACACCTATCACTGCTGAATGTATTGACACACAATATTTAGAGCCAAAATATCAGCAATTGTTGGAGATAGAAAGAAATAATAATGTTAATTTAGTTATGGCGATAATATTAATTGCATTTGTCTCATTTCTAATTCTTTTAAGTGCAATATATGAAATATTCTTTTATTATATCATTAGATTATTAGTTGTAGAATGCCCAGAATGCAATATGTATCATTCTAAAATTGGGGTGACTTACTTTGGAGATTTCACAAATAAGTGTGGTTATTGTACTTGTGGTGATCTAGAAGATATTGAGGGAGTCAAAATTCATAAAAGGAGGCCAAATTGTTTGTCTAAATATAAAGTAAAATACTACAAGTATATGCTTTTTGCAGTTATACTTTTAATAATAGCAAAAGATAGCTTTGCAATAGCTACACCACAATTAATCCATGTAAAGAATTGCCTTCAACAAGAGCATATGTCAGCTGATTGTGTGCCAGAATTAATTGAGTATAAATGTGAAAACCCACATGCAGTTAGACAAACAATTCAAATACTCCAGCATATTGGATTTACTAAACCAAATTTACAAATTGGTGAATCATCATATGAAATAATAGGTAATTCTCAAAGTGATAATGTTTTTACAAAAAAATATCTTGGATTTTTAAATAGAATTGGTAATTGCCAGTATATTGATAAATTACAGTCAGGGACAAATCAATGGATACAATTTGCACAGAGCCACAAGCCTGAGCTGTGTTCAAATTTCACAATCCCTTTCTGTGAATGTTTAGCTAGTGATTGTACTATCAAAAGTGTGAACATTACTGGTTGGGCGAAAATTGATTCAGATATCCAAAGAGTACTCAAAATTTATCAGAAAATATTCCCAGGCATTGGATCAGAGTATTTGTCACAGATAGTACATAGCAATAATGTAATGACACTAAATGCACTACAGGTCATCTTCAACAGACAATATAAAAACAATAAACAAATTGTTAGTTTAATTCAGCTAATTAAAGACCTTGAAAAAGCACACATTGGTAATTTAGAAAGGCGTTTAATGGTGATTGAAACTTCCAAAATTATAATTGATGACATCGTCTTACTACAAAACATTAAAGAATGTCATAGCATGGAAATACTTAACTGTACGGATAAACATGAAACAGTTTCTAAGCAATATACAATATGTACAAATCGACAAAAGAAAGGGGTTTACAAATATAGTGGTAAAATATTCCTCTCAAAAGACACCAGACACTCTTGTAATATTGATGAATATTGCCATCATGACTTTGAAGCATTGACTATACAAGAATTTCAAGAATTTAAGCAAATGAACTGTTTAACAAAGACTCAATCACGATCTACAGATACATATAAAACTGAGTGTTATCCTGTGCAAATTGGGAAATGCACACCTGCTTTAACTCAAAAAAATGTAGTGAAATGTGAAGACAATTCTATACATGAAACACAGTTACCTTATAAGATGGGTACAGTACCTGGAATGATTAAGCTAACTGACAGTGGCAGTGCACCCATGGTCGTTCATGAATCAAAATGCGCCTGGGCTGATATTACAAAGCAACATACAATTAAATTAGAGACACATGATACATTAGAGAATTATAAGCAAGCAATGATGCTGAAGTTGGAAAATGATCTTATAATACATAAATACAAAAAAACAATTGGTATGCCACATTTTAAACCAAAATATCAGCCTATTTCTATAAAAGGCCAGGAGACAGATAATGGAATAGATGAGAGTTACGTGGAGTTCACTTTACCATTATTATCTGGCGCCTCAACTGGACTACATTTAATGCACAAAAATTTTGAATTATATGATATAGTTGTATATATCAAATCAGCAAGATTGGAATCTCTGTACACTGGAATTTATGAGACTGGGCCAACCACTACTATAAATGTTAAACATAATGAATTATGTACAGGAAGTTGTCCAACAGTAGTGCAAAAAGAGCCTAATTGGTTATCGTTCATATTAGAGAGAACCAGTAGATGGGGCTGTGAAGAGTTTGGATGTATGGCAGTTAATGAAGGTTGCCTATATGGGTCTTGTAATGATGTTATCAAACCTGTCGGTACAGTTTTCAAAAAAGAAGGCGAAACCAAAATAAAAAGTGAAATATGCATAAACACACCTACAAGTTCTTTTTGTAAATCAATGGATGGTGAGATATTAGAATTAAGCGATAATTTAGAATTACAGCTAGAAAAGAATGAAGCATATAGCACGGCAGAATTGTTATATTTTGAAAAGAACAAGCTATATAAAGGAGATATTAATCAGCTGGGTTCATACTCTAAAAAATGTGGAAATGTGCAGATGGTTAAAAATAAAACACATGGAATGGGCAACCCCAGAGTTGATTATACCTGCCATGCAGCCAGACGTAAAGATGTTATTATAAGGCGTTGCTTTGATAACAATTTTGAATCCTGTAAATTATTAGAAGAAATTCATAATAGTTATAATCATACAGATAATGGCTTAATAGTTTCAGACAATACAAAGAACTTAGGCAATCTAAAAGTAAAGATTCATCTTGGAACATTAGAGTATAAACTCTACAACGAAAAAATTGACTTAAAATTTCATGGTAAGTGTTTTGGATGTATTAATTGTTTCACAAACATTGATTGTGAGATTGAAATACATGTTGATCAACCTGTGATCTGTGAAATCAGTGCAAATTGTCATTTAATGCATTCAAGGATTATTGTAAATGAAATAGAGCATAAGTATGCTTTAAAAGCAATATGCCAAAAGAAACTTGATGTCTTAAGCTTAAGCATATGTGGTCAAACTACAGATATAAGCCTGGATTTAAGCTTAACAAATGATAAAATAGAACTAGATATTGCAGATCAAACAACTTACATTCGTGAAAAAGATAACTCATGCGGCACTTGGCTATGCAGAGTTCTTGATGAGGGGTTAAACTTAAATATTTTTGGTGGAGTTGGTTTTTATATAACTGTAACATTAATTATTATTGTTTGCATAGTCTTCATAGTGGTTTTAATATACTGCTTGCTGCCACTATGTAGTCGGGTTAAAGGTGTATTACAAAAACAAGAGTATGAGATGCTGAGAGAATATAAATTAAAATGAAGTTCAAATTGAAATGGAGCATATAAATTCTAAATAAATAGACAAATAATAACAAAATAAAATATAAATAAATTACTAATAGGCTATTTTTTTTTAAAAATATTAATTCTCACATTTGAGTGGGAACAATAAACAGCCTAAATTGTGATTTTAAAAGATGCAGTTAAACTTGATTGGTA